GTGATCTGACTGATAAACTTCTACAGATAGTTTTATGGTGGCATTGCTACCATTGTAATTTACACTACGAATGGATAGGTCAGGACCACTTCCGTCTGGATCTAAACGAGCGAAGTCGCTGATGATACGCCTCAAGGCGGTATCGGCAACAAGCGTCAGGTTATTGGTAGATCCCGTAACACGGAATATAGAAGTTATTTGGGTATTAAGTACCGTTTCGGTGTAGGTTCCAGAAGAATGAATACTTCCAGAGGGGGTGCGGAACGCAGAAGGCACATCACTCGGTCCACTGGAATCAATCCAGTCTCCCAAGCCACGCAGCTTGTAAACAGCTCCGGCACCGTCTTCGACGGCACGATCATTAGTTGATGCTAGCGTTGCTTCAATGTCACGTTTCAACTCTCGGATGGACTTGGCTTCGGCTTGAGCAATTTTGGCAGGTCCAACAGATTCAACAGCATCCTGTAAATCGGATACCATATAATCTCTGCGGAACTTCTGCACATAATTACCGAGACGAGCACGACCACTGAACTGGTCAGTGAATGAGGTGACATCTGCGCCTTCTGCGATTCCAGCAGTGGAAACGTCAGAAAGGCTGTCAACCGTCCATTCAACATACGTAGCGTTAGCTCTGCTTTTAGAAGCAGATGAAAGGATTGGAGTTTCTTCGGGGGCCAAGATGGTTAAAACATCCATCAAGTCCTCACGATTGGAAACAGCCGATCCGGTATTACTTGTATCATATGTATTTGAAAACGCCATAATTTATCGGGTTATTTGTAAAGTCCTTAACTTGATGAAATCATCTTTCCGCCCGGATTTTTTAAACCTGCTTTGATGCTCTTTGACTGCTTTGGTAATTGGTCTTTCAGTTTTTTCAGACGCTGCTGAAGAAGGTGTTGCCGATGAAGAAGGATCAAGGGTTACATTACCCTTGGCCTTATTCCCAACCGGACTGTTCTTAATAACCTTTCTTCCATAAATGCTATTCACTGCATGACTTAGAAAATAAGGAAGTTGTGAATATAAATCTGGTGCAGAATTTTCCAAAGACTTGAGTCTCGGATCATTCATCATATTTATAAACTGAGATTTCATCTCGTTTTCCTTTTCATCCTGAAGCCATTCCAGTTCCTCAATAGCTTTGCTACCGAGTTGATGACGCATCAATAACGAGTCTTGGACTGTTTGCAGTTTTTTAAGCTGATCTGGGATATATGAATCTCGTGATTTTCTGGCGTTGAGCAGTGCTTGACGCACATCGGCCTTAGTCATCGGTTTCCCCTCTACTTGAGTAACTTCGTCATCAGCATGGAAGCTGTCAGATTCAAATAATAAATCTTCGGCCCAACTAATAACCTCATTAACCTCATTCGCTTTTTCCTGCAAAACATCCAAAGTGGCTATATCAGAGAACGGATTATTTTTAACCTCCGGTTTCTTGAGCTTGAGTTGGGTTTGCTCCCGTTGTATTGCGGCAAGCTGCTCTTCAGCGGCTTTACGCTTTGCGGTGAGTTCACCAAATCTAGAAACGGCTCTGCTCCCAAGCTTTTCAGCAAGAGCAGAAATTTCCTCTTCAGACATTTCGTCTAAATTAAACTGAGAAAGAACATTATCCTCAGAACTTTCCTCTGCCACTCTGGTTTCTTCGGCCACAGCCTCAGGCTCCTCGGTTGCTTCAGATTGCTCTTCGGCAGGTTTTTGAGACTCTCCCTGGGTTACCCCTTGAAGTTTCTCGCTACGTCTACGAACGAAATCAGACGCAGATTGATTTCCCACTGATTGTGATACGGCCTCAGCGTCAGCCGTGATAATTTCCTCTTTCATAACTGTTTCCACTATTAACGCCTAGCGATGGCGAGGAAACTATATTACCAAAGTTATAGGAAATCCTTATATCTTTTTTGTAAATTCTTCCAATCGACCATTTGCAATAATTGGTCATAGGATAAAATACGACCAGCAATTTGCTGTAACTGGTCTGTCGAGGCTTCGTGCATATCTGAAATGCACTCCTCTCTTAGCTGCTCAACCACATTTATAAATCGAGCGAAATGCTCATAATTAGATAGAGCTTCTATGTCTTGGCCTAAATTATTTTTCGCCATATTTCCTTAACTCATCCGCCAATCGTTCCATCCTTAACCTGATGCCCGGTATACCAAGTTGGTATGCGTTACGGTATTGGTCGTTGTCCAGAAATTCCTCGGCAGCTTCCATGAACCTACCTTCATTAATCAGTTTACGGGTTTTAGGACTTTGGCGTATTGATCCCCGATAGTGTTCGGAAAACAAAGAACCACGGAGATATTCAGGAAACGTATTAAATTTTGGGATCATTTCGGTTATCGATATAAGGCGTTCCCTAACATCTTCACCCAGAAGAACTTTTGCTTCTACCTCCGTAATGGTGTCACCTTCTCGAACATCAGATCCGTAGTGGCCATAGCCAATTGTCCACTCGGCTTCACCAGGAAGCTGATATGCCTCTCCCCGAAATCCCTCGTCAACAAGTAAAATTAATAATAAATAAATCAAGATTGCATTCCCTGAGTCTGCACCTCACCAATCTCTGCCGGGGCTGTTCCTATACGGCCTATTTGCGCATTCTGAGCCTGCTGCATAGAGAACTGATACTGCCCCATATACTTTTGCAACCTCTCTGAAAAAGCTGGATCTGATTGCAGCCTCGCAACGATATCAGGCTGTTGGACATAATTTTGCAAAATCTGCATAGCGATCTCGGCCCCATTAGGACGAGCAGGCATTTCAATACCTGCATAAATTTTCGATATATCATCTGTAACATCTTTTAATATTTGTTGTTGCGCCTCTTCCACCGGCTGAAGCACGCTATCCGCAAGGACGGGGTCAACACTGCCGGCAATGAGTGTAACTAAATTGTCTACATTAATTCGACCATTCTTGTCAAGCTGGAGCAAACTAATCATTGAATTAAGCTTGTTTTCCTGCTTCTCCGGGTCGGTGTTCAGAACATCATAACTGATAGTTACATCAAAATTTTCATCCGGATTGCCCTTGTTAAACACCTGAGGATCTGGGACACCGGTCACCCTGAAGAATATTGAGTCAGGTCCAAATCTCTGGAAACAACGGTAGCACATTCTAATCACTTCCGCTGTGTGTGAAAGAAATTTATCAACCAAGAACTGCTGTCTTATCTGACTTAACGGACCCTCCTGGTCCAGGCCAACCAGTCTATCGGCTTGTGCCTCCTGGGTTTCTTCCATTTCAACACTACCAGAATTATATATGGGGGCAGGTCCAAATTCTATGTCTCCCTTTCTCCTGTAAGGAATGAGGCGACCTGGACCCCAGTCGCTGGGAGCTTGTCCAACCGGATGTAAAATCGGAGGCAAGGTGGCAATGCTGTTTCGGTCGATGCGACTGTCACGCTCAATCTTAACCTGATTCTGTATGCCACGAAGTAGGTCTGGAATAGTGGTGGTGTCGTATAGACGTTTACTGTCCTCGGACAATTTTGTCACTACCACCGGATAATCCTCATATCCATTCAGCAGTTCAAATTTGGCAAAGCCGGGAGCCAATTCATTCCCATCAAAGTCTCGGTGAAAAACAGTGCAATAAATTCCTTCTGAACCATCCTCCTTGTCAATTAACCGCTGGTAGCCGTAAACAATTTCAATGAGTTCTTCAGCCTCATACGCATTATCCGTAAGGCTCAAACTGCGCCTACCCTCCTGCTCCCTTTCTATCGAATCAATGTTTACGCCACGATAGCGTTCGATTACAAAATCTACAAAATCTTCGTCCCAGCCATCAGTAATTATTTTATTCTGTAACTCCTGCGGAGTGTAATAGGTTTTCCAAAAACAATACGGAGCACGTTGCGGGTCGGTGACATACGGAGGGAAAATAAAATCTCCATCCGGGGCCA